GTGGGGTCAAATCCGGAGGAACGCACAGATGCGGCAGCAGGAAGCTCAGGCTGAAGTCTGCCTGCATCCGACAAACCAGCCACGGATGAGGGTGGCGCCATTGTTCCAGCGGATGCCAGGGGATTTTCTGCGGCGGATGTGGATTCTTTCGGCTCCCATCCACTCACGATTTCCTCGTTGGCGAGTCGCAAACGTTCGCGTTTGTCCTGCTTGAAACGGGCTTTGTCCATGCTCGCTTCATGCATCTGCGCTTCCCGTTCGTCTGCTTTTGCCAAGCGCTCAGCTGTCTTCCGCCTGATCTCCATTTCCTCGCCACTGCGCAGGCCCTCCGCTACTCCGCCTGCAAAAGTACCGAAATTAAACATGGACAGGTCCTCTCATTGTCGAATCCTCTTCATCCCTGCTTGAAAAAGCTTGTCCTGTCACGATCCAGCGCCGCTGGAATCGTTAAAATCAAGCATGGGCATTCCTCTTTCCTTCCGTCGTTTTCGCTGCCGTTATCTCGGCCTGCCGATATAGGCGCTTCCCAATTGCCCTGCCAGGCTGCCCAACCCCGCGGCGGACAGCGCGTTTGCCTGCTGCTCCCTGGCCCACGCGTCGAGCTGCGCATTATATTGTCCCAGGGCGAGATTCCCCCCGGCGGTATTGGCGCTTGCGGCTCCCCCAAACCAGTCCTGCGCAGCATTAAGTCCCGCGTTATGCAGCGCTGCACCGGTTGTCATGTTTCCGGCGGCTGAGTTCCCGGCGTTGAGGGCAGCGGCATCGGAGGCAATTCCCATGGTCGGCATATTCCGGCCAAATTTCGCCGCGCTTTCGCGCATCGCCATGCCCTGCAACTCGGTGTTCCGGCGAGCCTTGTTCATCGCCCCGGCGGTATCCCTGGCGAGACCCAGGCTGATGTCGCTGGACAACGCTTGGAATCGCCCTGAGTTCGGATTGACCCCCAGGCGCTGCATGGCCCGCTGGCTGGACCCCAGTGCGCTCTGGTATCCTCGGGCGATATCGGCTGCGGCTTCCGCGGCCATTCTTTCCTTGCGTTCGGCTGAATCATATTCATTGGCATCCTTGACCATGCGCGCCTCCATCGGCGCGAAAAGATCGCGGTAGATTTTCCATTGAGACTCCGCACGGCTGGCGTTGGCGTCGCCCAGGCCGATCTGCTGATCCACGATCTTCCGGATCAAGGGATCCTGTACCGCTGCTCTGTCTTTCTCCCATGCCAGTTGCTGCTTCGCTACCTCGAGCTGCTGCTGGGCAATGTCGGCATTCTGTTTTGCCGCCTGGCCGATGAGCGGATCGGGTTTTGGGGGTTTAGCGCTGCACATTTTCAGTCTCCAGTATTTTGATCAGTCCATTTTCGACATGGCTATAGCCAAGCATCCGGAAGAATCTTCCCGCCTTGTTGACTGTCTTGACGGTGATATGGATTTCGCTCGCGCCAAGTAGCCGCATCGCGTTCTCCACGTAGCCGACAAAATGCCGTGCCACCCTACCGGTGCGGGCCATGGGCAGCAGGTAGAGGGTATCTTCGGTCGCTAGAATGGTTTGAGTATGGGCATTTCGGTCCAGGTACATGGCGCAGTTTCCGCATAGCCGGTTTTCCTTTCTCACGGTAAAAAGAACATAGCGTCCGGCGCGCTCATAACGGGTAAACGTGGCATAGTCCGGATCGAATGGCAGCCCATGCCGATGCTCCTCGGTTTCATCCCAGTGCACGCGATGCAGCGGCTTTATCTCTGCCTCGATATCTTCGATTCGTTCCAGGGAGAACACGAAATCCTCGCATTTCTCCGGCCGGATCAGCGCGATATTTTCCATTGGCACGAGCCTGTCGAGGCAATCAGCGGCGACGCAGATATCGGCGGCGATCTCGGGTGACAGAACGTTGCCCATGTTCGCTGCGAGCAACGCTACCAGCCTGTTATTCATTCATCATTCTCTGGATCCTCTGATAGTCTCGCAGGCACGATAATGGTTTTGCAGAATGGAATGCGCGAAAGGCAATGTCGCGGTACTAGGGCCTGTTAACACTTATTTCGCGCCCGCGTTGCTGCGCGAAAAAGCGTGAGGGCAAGGCGCGAAGCGCAGGGCATAGCGAGCCTATGGCCAAGCTTTGCAACGCCGCACCCGCGTTTTTTCGTGCGCAACCCGCAGGGACGGGACGGAATTTTACCCGCCCCGTCGTTACTCACCGCTTGCAGAGCTTACTCTGCTGCGCGGCTCGTGCCTCGTTCCGGCTGAAATCCGTCATCGTCGCGGGCGTGAAATAAGTGTTAACAGGCCCTAAGTATCAGTCTGCCCGATTCAGGATCACCCATCCATGCGGGAAATCACCTGCTCCAGTGCAGCGCGTACCGCATTGGTATAGGAATACAGCGCCTCGCATTCGGCCTGTGTTGGGGTCTCTGAAAAGGTGAGCCGCTGGAATTTTGGCGCTTCGATCTGATTTCCCCGTCGCCCGGTCAGTATTTCCATCATGGTTTTCAGCCACTCAGGCGTGCCGGCAGGGATGCCCGGCTTTTTGATACTGGTTCGTTTAATGCGGGCTCTCGCCAGGGCGGGTTCGATTGTGGCGCCGCCCATCGTCGCCGCTACGGCAAAGTTGAATTGACGCGATGCTGCCACGGCAAGCAGGAGTGTTCCACCTATGGCGGCGGCTCCGCAAATGTTGGCCTGGGCTGGATTTGCTGCGGCGAGGTAATGCTTTGAAAGCGTGGCGCCAGTGTTGCTCGCATTGTCCTGTATCGACCAGGACGGGACCGTCAGCAAATGTTTTTGTATTACGGGGGCTGCCGAGGCGATATTTTCCTGACCCGACCCGGGGGCGAGCAGCGCCAATCCGCGGCTTATGCCTGCCGTGCTGACCGTATTCCCCTGCATCGAGCCGGCGGCAGAGAGACTGGCTGGCAGGGTGAGCGCGGCTTCTCCAGTCTGGCAGGTATTTGCCTGCATTGCCGGGGCCGGCAAGAGGGAATGGCCCTGAAAGGCCGGCATTGCGACGCTGAGGTTGGCCTGCGCGGAGGCAGCGGCAGCAAGGATATGATGCTGCGCGACTGACGTCGCGCTGGCGACTTGTGCCTGTATTGATGCGGCGGGCGCAAGCAGCTGTACCTGGACTGTTGTCGCGATGCTGGCGACACTTTCATGGATCGAAGCCGCGCCGGAGAGGAAATGTTTCTGTGCAAGAGGCGGGGCGCTGGACGTCTGGGCCTGGGTCGACGCGGCAGGTGCAAGCAGCTGTACCTGGACTATTGCAGCGGCGCCCGCAGCGTTTTTCTGGACTGCGGCGGCAGCGGACAGGTCGCGCCCGTTCGACGGCACCCAGATATCCTCTCCTTCCGGCTCGAACAGTTGCCATGGATTTGCCGCGATAGCCGCTATTGCTACGTCATCCAGGTACTTGTCCAGAAGGTAGAAATAGGCAAACCTGCCCGATAAAAAGGGCAATCCACTTCCCCTCTGGTTTCCTATCCACAGCGGATTCGTCACGGCGCCGGGATTTTTCCCTGAGGTGCTTGCGATATTGACGCCGTCGCGGAACCAGTCGCAGGAGGTTCCGCTCTTGTTTCGCAATGCGCCATGCACCACTATGCCCGTTGGCCAGCCAGAGGAAAGCAGGCTCCCCGCATACCCGTTGACGGAGAACCATAAACCTCCGTTCGCTGTCTGGAATATATTCCAGCCGCTTGCTCCATTTACCGTGCAGTCGGCGATTCCCCTGTAATTATCGAAAGAGTCAAAAATCCCGCCGAATAGCACCGTGAATTCCGCTGCCGGGATATTTGTTGCGCCGTAGCTCAAATAGGTGCTGGCGCCATCGAATACGAGAGCGTTGCCTAGCCCGGTTATGCCCGGGGCGATGGCTCCGTTTAAAGCCGGGGCGCCGGTCCCGATCCCGGCGTTCCTCATCCATCCGCTTGGATCGCCTGCGGCAATGATCGATGCCGAAACCCGGGCAAGCGCAGGATGAGCCGGATCGAGCGCAGCCGGATACAGCGGCTGATTGGTCAGCATTTGCCGGATGTCTTTCTTGAGGGAATATTCAGGCTATTGTCGTCAACTCGCTCAGATACGCCTCGACGGTGACCGCCTGCCCGGTATTGCCCGTGAATTCCACCTCGAGGCACATGATCTCCCGCCCTATGGGATAAGTCCAGCCCATTGCCGCATTCGCGGCCACGCCGGGTCCCACTGCGGGAAAAAGCGTTTTCCAGTTCGGCCCGGCACTGCCGGGAGGCGGAAGGGTCGCGCTGTGCGCGATCAATACCCGCGCGGTGCACTGCGTGATGGGACCGATGGAACCATTGGCTATGCTCAGGGTAAGCCGGCTTGGCCCCTGTGCCACGTTGAGATCCAGCGTGCCGCGCGTGGTGGCTCCGGGAGGATTCGGCCCATTCGGCACGAGTGTACGCGCGGTTTTGGTCAACGCCATGATTCATCTCCAATCCGATTCTTCATGATGGTTGGGAGCTGGTATAGGTGAGCGACGGAAAGGCTATCGTGTTCCCGCTCGTGACAACCTGATCCGACGTTTCATCGGTGACCCACAATACTCTGCTTGCGTTATCGGTGAATGCGATGTGCAAATCGGGCGACGTGCCCGAACTGGCAGTCGCCGTTCCGCTCTTGGCCGCAGTGGTCAGGACTCGCGCTGCACCATCGGCGCCCGACAAGGTGAAGTCATCGCCAGCCATCGGCACGGTGCATATCGCATTTCCGGTCACCGTTGCATAACTGTCGCCCGCAGCGTACATTTTGAGCAGCAGCATGCGCAGGCTATTGCTCTTGATCGCATTGAGCCCCCCATCCAGCACGTCCGCGTGTACATACTTTGCCATTATCATGTCTCCTCTGATTTTTTGCCTGATTTGTCCGGGTTCCGGATGCGAATCGGTAAATCCATAAAAGTGTTTCTCGACCCTGTACCTGGCACGCCTGGCGGCATATCGGACCAAGCACTTTGGTAAGCGTTGGCCTCAAGCCTGTCTTAGCCCATCCATGGTTTCTGCCAGCGTCACAGCCGAAACCTTCACATTGCCCGATAGCACGATCTCAACGTTGTCTGCCTTATACCCGCCGGGAAGGCGGAAAGCGCGGCTGCTCCCAATCTGTTTGCTGAATTTCAAGGCGCCGTCGATCCATAGCTGAAATTGCAGTGAATCGAGCCGCAGTGGCGGGATTGGGCGCATGGCGTCGCCCCCTATCTCGTGCTCCCCCACCGACGCGTCGGCCAGCCCGTCATCCATCGCCCCGGAAACGGCCAGCGCATGGTTCGCAGCCACGGCAGTCTCATGCGAGCTCTGTGCGAAAGCCAGTTCCGCCTCGGACATTTCAAAGTCAGCATCGATCCTGGCTGCGCCATAATTAAGGGGAGGCGCAGTAATGAATTTCCTGCTCCTCCACTCATAGATCAGCTTTGTCCCCGCATCTCCCTCCCATTCATATATCTTCCGGTCCGCTGCTACATACAGCTTGCCCGTGGCGGGATCTGCCCATATTGCGGTGATTTTCTGGTTCACCTTCAGGAATGAGGCGTTCTCCGCCTTGTCGATCACGAACATGAGGGAACTTCCATCGGCTGAATAACCGGCGTAATACCGGTTGTCCGCAGCAGCGGCGATGAATGTGTCCGGGTTCAGCTCCGACCATTCGCTTTGGGTGAACAAATCCTTGGTGACGATATCGCTTGTTCCGGCGGCCGTCCCGATGATCACCATGCCTTGCGGCGCGGGGTAGCCGACGCCGAACGCGAAGTTCGCAACGCCACGTTTGGCCATGCATGGCCACGCCACTCCGAGCTTTTCCATGCCGCCGCCCATCGTTGCCGGCTCGACACCAGTAATCGTGAACGGATTTCCAGTTGTCATGCCTACCAGGGTAGTGCCATTCACGGCTATCGCCACGATATCCTGATCATAAGTTTGACGGTAGGCGACTGGCCAGGCGTAGGGCTTGAAGGACTCGGAGAAAAGTATTTCATTGCCCGCAAACCCCGCGGCAACGCCATTGGCCAGGATGATGATGCCTTTCATGTTTGCCGGCGGCATTTCCCATGTGGCGGAGGGCAGCACTTCCGCCAGGGCCACATCCGTGTCAGGCACCGTATCATTGAATGTGGATGTGGCAGCCGGAATGGTCGTCACGTAGTGATATTCGGTATCGCTCGAGGCTGTCATCGTCCGATAGATACGCTTGCGCATGCCTGATGTGTTGTGGGGGGCGACGCGCACCCAGGTTCCCCCACCGGAATAGGCCTGCCGGGTGGCCAGCGCTACCACTATTTTCCTTGCAGCCGTATCCACCTTCACTATCCTGAACCTGGCATTCAGATCAATCATGCCCGCCACCGATGCGAACCGGATTTCTTCCCCGACGCGCAGGCCGAAGACAGTATCCAGCGTGACTTCAACCTGGCTAACGGTAGGCGTGTCTCTTGCCACATCCATCAAGACTCCGGAATTCGGGGGAGCGTCATCCATGGCTGAAAGCACCCAGGCGCCGTCATCGTTACCGGTCGTTACGGACGATGGGGGAGACGGTTTCGACTCCTCGCCCCATTGCGTCACGAAAGTGTAGACATAAGAGCGCGTGGTCGCTGTTCCCGTAGTGCCTGTTCCCGTAGTGCCGGACGTGCCAGACTCGGCGGATGCGCCTGCCGGGAGAACTGCAGGCGCGCTCCTGGGCGGCGTTACCCCCAACACGTAGCACCCGGACGGGTAAGGCCCGGCTCCAGCGGTTGCAGTGTCGTAATCCGATACCCGCGGTTCGCCATCTCCGGTGTAGTAAAAGCGCCGGGAGGCGTTCCCGGCAATAGGCGAGCGGGCGACGTCCACATCCTTGTCCCAGGCCAGCCATTTGCCATTGCCTTCCTTCTCCATGCGAAACATGGATACGATATCGCGCTCGATGACGGGCACATATACCGGCAGCAGGCCGTCTCGGGGCCGGAGGTCCCCGGACGTGAGCCTGCAGTTGGTTGCTACCTGCGCCTGGGTTGGGGCCAGCAGTTGTTTTGCCAGCCGCGGCACCAGCCCGGAAAACCCGGCGATACGGAATGCGGTCATTCGGACGAAGCCTCATTCCTCGCCATGGACGCGGGAGGGGCGACATCCTCGGGCGATTTCCTTCCTTCGCATATTGCCCGTTCTTCCGCCCGTCTTTTCACCAAGCCCGGCAGCACCTTTCTCCCGGGCCCGTACTTGAATGCCTCGATGCGCGCGCACGCCTCCGCATAGCGGCCGGAATTGATCAGATCGATCAGATTAGGTGGCTTGCCAGGCTGTGCGCTGCGGCAGAACGCGCGAACGCCTATGTTGTATGCGAGCCGCACATAGGCTTCATACTCGTACTGGTATAGCGGTGCGGTAACGCAACGCCTGACCCCGGCGGCGTACACTCCCTCGATCTCATCCAGGAGCCGTACCAGCGAACGCGTGGGCGTGGTTTTGTCGCCCATCCTGACGCCGGCCGTGGAGCCGAATCCTATGGTCGGCACATCGCCGGGCACTGGAATGTATGCCTCCTCCCGGTAATCCTCGTGCACCGCGATCCCTACCAGCGTTGAGGCGGCAAGCACCATCACGGCGACGGCGCTTCGCGCCTGGGTTGGGGTCGGTTTAATCATCTGCTATTCCTTCCCATTTCCGATCATTTAGCATTCTCCTGGATGCAGTCGAGTTTCGCCTTTATGGTCTCTTTCAGGTCGCCCGCATTCAGGTTGGCGCAGGAGGAGACCGCCGCCGTGGGGGCGTTGGGAAGCCTGGCCCTGGCTTTGCGCCCTTCCTGCTTGCCCGCCTGCGCCTCCGAACCGGCACCGGGGCCGGTTTCGCGTCCTGAATCAGGGTCGACAGCGGGGAACGGCTGACCAGCGGGACGGTCCTCGCCCGGGGTAGGCGCCAGCATGGCGCAGGATGAGAGAAAAAGAGCTGCGAGATAAGGCCTCATTGCTTTCTCCCGTTTCTCCCGTCTCTCCCGTAGGGCCACTGATCGATGATCCTGTCGAGTTTTTCGTTGAACTCTCTCATCGTCTCACGCTGTTCCGCACGGGCGGACTTGATTTCGTCACTCAGGCGCTCATTGGTGCGTTCCTGGTATAGTTCTCCTCTCTTCAGGCTGGCGATATCGTTCTGCACGGCGTTGTAGGTGGCGACGCCGGATGCAGCCAGCCCGGCGATCGCAATGATTCCGCTGAAGGAGAGGGTATAGGTGGATGGTCCTCGGCGCCGCTCCACCCGGTCCGGTTTTTGATCGCTATCGTCCTCGTTCATGTCAGAGCAGGTTCCAGAGGATGACGATCAAAACCACGATGGAAGCGAGCAGGATGGCCGCGGTCCACTTCGATGCCTTCAATTTGTCGAGCAGCCGGTCCGCGTCGGCGTCAGTTGCGGCATTCTGGCGATCGATCTCTTCCTTGATACGATTACGCTGATACATCGTCATGATTGTTCCTCCAGGAAAATTGTGGCTCGTAAAATAAAAAACGCGGCATGGCCGCGTCTTGATGGGGCATAGGTACTTTGGCTTATTCCCATTGGATCGCGTCCAGTTGCTCTTCAAGGGCGTTATCCCCCAGTGCGGCAATCTGGTCGCGCAGTTTTTGCCGCTTTCCTGTCAGCTGCCCATGCGCTGATGCAAACGATGCGGCATTCGCCACGATCCGTCCGGCCAGCTCCGCCTTCGAAAGGCCGCGTGCGTTTGCGGCGGCATCGAGCCAGGGCGTGGCTGCGTCTGGGTTCTGCAGCCAAGCGCGCGCTTCTGTTTCCTGCAGCGGCCAGCTCCTGGTTTCGTCATCCGGATATCCGACTTTCAAGGCGTCCGTGGCGTGCTGATAGGCGACATCGATGCGTGCAAGCGCGTCCTGCTTCGATCCATTGGCAACCGGTAGCGCCTGTTGCGGTGCCGCCGCCTTCCATAACTCGATGAAGGGCTGGAAATCCTCGACATTATCGAGTTTCGTATTGGCGGATTCGTCATGCTCCACATGGCCTCTTTTACCGTCCCACTGCACAGCCCGAATGCCGGGAGGCAAGGTGGACAAGTCAACCATGCGGAACGTCCCCCCGATGCCGACCAGCCCGTCGTCCCGGATGATGGTTACGCGCATTTGCCGTCCTCCTCTTGCCATTTCACCTGCCGTTGTCCGGCCTGCCAAGCGCCTGCCAGGAACTCCGGCCTGAACGCTGGCTGCGGCCGCGCGCCATGCCCGGCTATTTCGTTGCGGAGCGATTCAATGGCTGCTACCCCTTTGCGCGATTCATTGGCTGTATTGATCATGAGGGTGGGCATCCAGGCGATCGCGCAGCTCCAGCTATCTGTTTCTTCTCCGGTGTTCGTATCCACGCCGCGTACTCGCACGTACCAGGGGCAGCGATAGAGCACCGGTTTTGACTGATCCAGCTTGACTTCCTCGCATTTGGCCCCGAGCGGGCAGTCCGCGATGCGTGTCTCCATTAGTCTTTTCTCGCTATGATGAGGTCGATGTATTGAACTGCCAGGTTTATGGCCGTCCCCGTGAAAGTGTGATTATGTGGATTTCCCCCACCTGTAAAATTCGTATAAGCTGTGGCACTAGCATTATTTCCGTCGGTCGGATTGTAATCAGGCATAAGGCTTCCCGATCCGGACCCAATATAATAAGAGTGCTGATGTGGAGGTAACTGTGCTTCGGTCAGCGTTGTCGCACTGTTCGATCCCGTCACAGCCTGTGCGGTGAAAGCATTCGTAAAATTGACCGAGCCTCCCGAACCTCCTCCTGCTCCACTGACGATTCGCAAGGCTTTGTTGTTATGCCCTGTCAGTTGTGTCCAGCCCGCCGGAGCATTTGCCTGGAAAAACAGCATGACGGTACCTGCGGGAATCAGGTCGCCTGCCGCCGCCCCGAGCACTGATCTTGCCGCCGCTGAATCCATCTGCACAAGCAGAGTGCGGATGAAAGCGCTTAGCCCGGTGAGCGCCGCAGTGCCGGGGCCGGTGAAGTACGGTACTTTGTCCGCTGCGGAAGCAAGCCCGCCCAGCGCGATGAGATTGGAATTCGAAAGCGATTCCTGTAACGCAGCATTGGTGATGCCCGCGACAAAATAATCACCCGCTGCCCAGTTGCGGGCCGCGGTGCCATCCATTCCCCGGCCGCCTGCTGCAATGGTTAGGCTGTCAGCGTTGCGCGCCTCGATCTTCACGATCTCGCGATTTCCCGATGCGTCCTTGAATATCCCATAGAAATAATCCCCCGCGCCCAGCACCGGAAAAACCAGCCCCTTGCCTGCCTCGACAGTGAAATTCAGACCCGTGGTGCCGTTGGGTGCGGAACTGACCACGGCCTTGCCAAAATTGGAAAACTTGAGCCCCATGTCTTAATCCCCGTCTTGTTTTTGCCTTTCCGGTTTATGCGGCTTATGCCCGGCCCATGATTAGCGTACGCAGCGGCGATCGAGTACAGCCTCTTCCTTCGCGCATCGCTGCGGTACCGGTTTTGATACCGAATTGTTCCTGATGGTAGGACGCGAGCTGAAGTTGGGTATAGGGCTTTTTGGGCGAGGACATCAACCGGGACAGCGCCCCGTGGACTATCGCTTCCCGGTATTCATCAAACTCCCTGTCGCTCAGGCCCGTACCGGTTGGGGGCGGCTTCAAGGCTACGCTCAAGGTCAAGACTCCGCTTGCAGAGGGTTGAGGCACGAGCGTGAGAAAGCCGCTCCCGCCGAAAATGCAGGAAGGTATCCCGGACAGGCTGCCCGCCCTGCTGCGCTCCGCCATATCCCAGCCGCCAGGACCGCATGCGATTCTCCTGCCATCCAGCACTGCATGGAGGATGGCATGCACCACCGAGCCGTCGGGCGGCGTAAACGGATAGGCAGACACACCTGGCTGGACTGCTATTACCGGATGATCGAACCGCCATGCGAGCGATTGCTCGCAGAAGGCGATAGCCGCCTGGCGCAATGCATTGTCCATTGCCGCTGCCGGACAACCCGGCAGATGCGGAGCAACGAGATCATAAAAATCGCTCCAGGGCTTCACAAACACGCGCCCCTGTCTGCACGGGGCAAGTCGCGCCTGCGCTTCACAGCGGAATCTCCCCCTCGAAGAATCGGGCGAAGGCCGCTGCCCGCCCCGAATTGACATGCTCATCATCCGCCGTTTCGGCCCGGAATGTGACGTAGTCCGCCACGGTTTGCAGATACTCGGCAGGCAGGGGAAAAGCATCGCCCAACAGCCTTTCGCCGCCGGACCAATCGGGCAAACGGGCAAGCTGCCCGGAAAAGAGATCGGGCCGCCGCTTCAGTATCTGCAGCACCCCCTGGTTGGCGAATGCGAGCAGCACTTCATCCGGATATCTGTCCTTGCTTGCGTCGTTGAGCGGGATGCGCCCAAGATCTACGGCCGATTGATAGGACAAATATGTCGTGGTCATCATTTATCCAGCTCATGCTGCGAGAACAGGGCAGTCACTTTTTGCCGTAACGTCTCCTTGCTCTGGCGCTTGTCCAGCTTCTTGTTGTAGTTGCGTTGGGCATACTCGACCAGCGCATCTTTATCCATCCCGTGAAAATCGACCACGGGAAGGGGTTCCTCGACTGGCGTTTCTTGCGGGATCAGGCCGATGGCGGTGTCGGGGCCATCGCTGTTCCCGTTATCCGTGGGCTTATCGGTTTTATCCGCTTCTGACCAGGTATCGGAAAACGGCAGCAGGCGCTCCGCCACCTCGGCGGTCACGTTTCGAACCTGGCCGGGCTCCCAGCGCAGGCCGATCCCACCGATGCTGTCGGTCTTGATGGTTTTGCCGATGTATTTCACCAATGGCATATTGAAGCTCCCATAAATAGGCGGCCTCCATTTAGTGGATATGGCCGCCCCGGTTTGCTTTTACCCGTGCTGCTATTTGATGCCTATACCGTCACCCTTGACGATCGCGGTCACCTTGCCGGAAGCGAAGGTCGCCGCTGCTGCGGTGATCGTGATGGTCAGGAATACCGGCCTCTCGAACTTGAGAGGCTGGAATGCCAGCGTGGTGCGACCCGCATTGCGAAGCAGTGCGTTGCCGCTTGCGGAAAAATAAGCATCATCCGCTGCCGGCCCCTCGCTTGCATTGACTGGGGCAAAGCCGATCCTGCACCCGATCGCAGGCGTGCCGCTGGCATCGAGATCGTCGTTGACGATATCGACGTCGGTCACGTCGAGCCCTCCGGGGATGATGACCGGGCGGTACACGTCTCCCACTGCGGCTGCGGCCGGGGTTACGGAGCCGTAAACCACCACGGCATTGCCATATCCGCCCATGTGGCGGTTTTTAGTAATCAGATCCGGTGCGTTGAAAGTAGCCATCGATACACTCCTTGGAGAATGAGCATTGGTAGTAAAGGAAGCGCTTGGCGGATTACAGCGGCACGGCGGAATCGACCGCGATCACGCCAAAATCCGTGGGAACCTTTGTCCCCGTTCCATCGTCGATGGAAAGCCGGACCTTGGCCTTGCCGCATACTTTTTCCCCCATGACTTCCAGGTTGCTCTCGAAGTTGTACCAGTGCTCTTTCCAGCCAAACTGCATTCCGCTGATCTTGGTGCGGCCATAGGCTACGCCAAGCGCCTGCGCGCCCAGCAGGAGACCCCGTTCCACCGCATATCCCGCGGCCAAAGCCGGATTTATCGCCTGGTCGGTTTCGGTTGCAGTTGGCGCGTTCGCAGCAGTCACGATTTTGGTCGTTTCACCCGGCATGAAACGGATCGCGCGCTCGTTCTTGATTACCAGGATGCCGTTCCACATACCCACTTCTCCGGCAAACAGGGGATGCCGGCCGTCCAGGTATGCCGCCCGGTTTATAGCGTTTTGCTGAAATGCGCGCAGCGAGCCCTCGGTCAGCAGTATCGAGTATTGATTCGGCGTGGCGAGGAACACCCACATTCTGGAGGTTTGCGCCGCGCTGTCTCCGGCCAGCTTCACCGATTGCAGGGGCTGGTCCATGTCGTCTATCCGCTTGCGCAGGCTATCCAGATGGCTGAGTTTGAGCTGGTCGGTGGAAACAATGGCGCCCAGCTGCTGACCACCCTGGACAAGGTTGGCGCCATTCACGACAAAATGCCGGTTATATGTCGGCGCCTTGACCGGATTGACCATGACGGAAGCGAAATTCGGCGCACTTTGCAGGGGGATGGTCCAGTCCGTTCCGATCTGGGATCCCCGCGCCCCGGCAAGGTGCACCAGCGATTCCTGCGTATCGAGCCTCGGGAAATATCCGGATAATTGCGCCAGGGCGATCTCGCGCAAATTGTGCTTGGTGCGCTGCTGGGACATGCTCCCGCCCGCGTCAATGACCTTGCTGGCGAGGTCGATCTTGATTTCCATCGAGGAAAACGAGAGCGTGCTGCCCTTGCCTTCACGGTTCACATCGCCCATCAGGGGTTCGCCGCCCACCGTATCGACCA